GTGACACACGCATCATCCTGTTCCCACGTTTCAAGAGCATAGGCTGCATCTGCAGCGTCAAGAATACCCTTGGCAAAGCGGGCTTCACCTGTTGCGTCTGTCTGATAGGGAGAGAACACAGGTACTTCATATTCCTGTGCCATAGATTTGAGGGCTTTACTAACCTCAATCTGTTCTGTCCAATCGTATTGACCGCCGCGAGAGGGAAGATTAGAACGCCTTACTTGATTTAGATAATCCACAATAACAATGCCAGGTTTGATTCTTGCTACTTGTTTGTCTAAAGTAGCACGAATCTTAGCTACAGTAAGCCCAGCGTCATACACTACATCTAACTGCCGAGTCGGGAGAAGCTCATGGTTAGATTTAAGACTTGAATGTAGCTTGTCAAAGTCCCTGTGATTATGGTACTCTTTCAGGCGTTCTTTTCCTTCGGTGTAGCGATTAGCCCACCAAGAGGCAACTTTCTCCCACTCTACAACGCTCAGGTTTTTCATCTTCAGCCTAGAAAATGGTACACCCGTTGCGATTGAACAACAGCGTTGAAGAATAGACCTGCTATCCATTTCAATAGTAAAATAGATTGCAGACTTTCCAGAAGCAACCATATTGTTTGCAAGATTAGCACAAGTAACTGATTTACCTGCACCACGTCTACCACCTACTAGAATCAAATCTCTCGGAGAGAACTGAATCTCATAATCATAGTCGTAGTTTAATCCAAGTGCAACATACTTCTGTAGTTCTTCTTCAGATTCCCACAACGGAATACTTTGCATACTCTCGTTAGGGTCTTGAATATCTACTTTTTCTTCTACATCAAGAACAATCTGATGAAGTTCGTTTATAGACTCCTCTGCATCATTAAATGCAATAGAGTTGTCTACATACTTTTCGAGAGATGTGAGAATCTCCTTCTGTGCATACTCATTCTTTAGGTACTGAAGTAGAGAATATGGGTCTAACTCTAAGTCACTTGCACCTTGAATAGCATAGATTTTTTCTTTAGCTACAGCGTCACGCACTGAATAATGAAGGTCATCAAATGAAGGCAAATGATGATTCTTCTCATTGTGCTTGTTTATCACATCATAAATGACATGATACTCTTTCGGCAGGTAATTCTTGCGCGTAAGACTCCATGTATCAGAGTCCTGACACGCAATAACCTGCTTGATAAAAGCACTAGCTAGATTCAATCACATTTCTCCCGAACGCTAAAAAACGAGTGTGAAGGGTTACTCCACACTCGCTTTGAAGTCTAACTTACTGTGCGGCTTTTTCTTTCTTAGCAGCACCATCATAGTCTGAAGCAGTCAGACCACGACGAGTTAGCATGGTTTTAACACCACGAACAGTCTTGCCAATCTGTGTAGCAATTTCTTCTACAGTCATACCAGCAATGTTGTCAACGCCAGCCAAGGGGTCTTCCTTGGTAGCAGACTTGGTTTCCTTCTGACGAGGAATGGAATCAATCGCGCCAGAACGAAGAAGGGAAAGAGCCTTGCCCCTTACAGAAGCAACGCTACGGTTCATGGCTTCGGCAATTTCTTCAACGAAAGAACCGCCATTAACCATTTCTACAAACTGTGCTTCTTCAGCATCAGTGTAGGTCTTTACGGATTCCTTTACAGGAGCCGGCTTAACGTGAGCAGTCAGCTCCAGAGAAAGAACCTTGCCCTGAATCTGCTTGGCACTGAAAGCACCGCCTTCAAACAGCTCAGCAATCTGAGCATAGGTGTAGTTACCGCTGTTATCGGTAACGAAAGTAGCAAGAGTATCAGCCTGTGCTTCGCTGAAAGCCTTGCTGTTAGAGGCAGAGGCAAGCTCTACATCATAGCCCATCTTACGCAGCTTGCTAGAAACTGAGCGAGAAGAAGTTTCCAGGCTGTTTGCGGCCTCAACCACAGTTGCCTGAGATACAGGAGACTCGTCTCCTACGAAAGTTGTGAGCGCATCAACACGCTCGTCTGTCCACTTTGGAACTGCCATATTAGTTCTCCACTAAAAATTGTTGTAAGTTATCAACGATGATTACGCCAGACTCTCTGGCTTTTTGTGTTTTTAATGATTCTATTCCACTTTCATTTACTAGAATCGTTACATCCTTTGTAACGCTACTCTTTATATTGTAGCCAAAAGCCTCAAGGTCTTTGTACGCATCTGCTTTTGTTTTATAGCTTTTTAACTTACCAGAGATGCAGACAGTTCCTTTGCTTTTCTGTTCTACTTTTATAAATTCCCAACTGAAGGGTAAATCAGCATAGTAAGGGTACTCATGTACAACCCACTCTACTAAATTATGAGTAGCTTTTTCTCCCAGGCCAGCAATTTCACAAGTTGTTTTGTTAATGTGTTGTATACATTTAACAGCCTGTGCTATTTTTGCTGTAGCAGTTTTTCCAATTAAAGGAATACTGAATGCTGGAAGAAGGTCATTTAGAGTTGCAGACTTTGATTTTTGAATCTCATCATACAATTTCACTCCAAGTTTTTCAGAAGCCAACAGACTGCAAATTGTCTCAGAATCTAAAGCGTACAACTCCGTAATATCAGTAATACCTAGCTTACTAATAGTGGATTCGCCTAATCCTTTGATTTTGAGAGTTTTTGCAAAATGCTGAATCTTTTTTGTAGACTGTGCTTCACAAGCAACATTTCTACAATAAAGTAAATAATTAACAACTTCAAGCACACTGTCACAAGCAGGACAGTTGTTTGGGGCTTGAATTTGTATCATTTATAT